ATACCAGAGGGTCTGGGTGTCGCTCTCCCCCTCAACGAGGACGGCGTATCCGGCTTTCCTGATTCCCGGCAGTCTCCATTCCCCGTAGAGGCATATCTTGCCCTTGCTGCCCCGCATCCAGCGGAACTCCTTTTTCGCGTACCGCTTCCGAATGGCGGCTTCTTTGCCGTCCTCGAAAAAGTAGGGCATCCGCAGGTATTCGGTGCCGTCCCGGTCTCTCCCGGTGTCTACCCTGCAGGTGTCCCGGAGGAAGTCTGCCGGGAGGCGCTTGTCGAAGCTGTACCGTTCCAAGGTGTAGGAGCCGAGGCCGCTGGCGTTGGTTGACTGGGCCTGCCGTTCGTGCTCCGGGGTGATGCCGTACCTGGCCAGGATTTCCTTGTAGGCCTCTTTCGTGTCGATGCCCTGGTACTTTGCCCAGAAGGTGACGAAGTTCCCGCCCTCATCCTCTGCGAAGCAGTGCCACTTCCCGGTCTTCAGGTCAACGCTGAAGCTGTCGTTCCTGTCCTGGTGGAATGGGCAGAGGCCGACCAGGTTGTCCCCTGTGATCTTGTATTTCTGAATGACGGCGGTGTATTCCGCTCGGTAGTCCACGACTTGGTCGAGGTTCACACTGTCCAAAGATGCCATTAAATCACCGCCTGTCCTTTGCTTGTAGTATCATGGGGCTTTCCATGGGGAGGGGGAGGGTGCCGGGTGGCCAGCACCCTCCCCGGCGCTCTTAGTCGAAGGGGAGGACGGGATCGCCGCCGGTGGCCGGGGCGTCCTGGAACTGGGGGGCGTTGGCGTCGGAGGTCTTCTCCCCAGTGAGGGCCTCCCATTCCTCATCACTCATAGGGGATACGTCTACGCCGCCCTTGGCGGTGCGGGGCTGGGCCTGCTCAGTGGCCGGGGTGTAATCATCCAGGGTGATGGCCACGCTCTGGTACTGCTCCTTCACCTGGCGGCGCAGGGCGATGGCCTGGGCGGCGATGGCTGTGGGGAGGATACCGCCCTTTTTGATGACCACCTTGCTGTAGGCGACGCCGTTGGCGTTGGTGGCTTTCTCCAGGGTGAAGCGCAGGATCATGCCGGTGTAGGGGACGCCTCCGGCCAGTATCTTCGCCAGCTGCCGGTTGACGTCCTTGATGGAGGTAGGTGGAACCGTCAGGAGGTAGAGGTTCGGGTCTCCGCTCATCATCAGGTAGAGGCGGCGCATATTTTTGCAGGCCTTGCCCCGGCCCTGCTTGCCGGTCTGGTCGGCCCCGGAGCCGTACTCATTGTAGGGGCATCCCTCGCAGGAGCGCAGTTCTCCGGTGTCCGTCCAGATGGCGGTCTTGCCGTCCATGCTGGCGCAGGCGGGGGGCTGGTTCTGATCCTCCCCGGAGCCGTAGGCCCCCGGCCAGAAGCCGTTGGCCCGGTGGGTGAAGATCACCACGCCGTCGATCTGCTTCATGTATTCGGCATCGTCTTCCTCATCGGTCTGCACCTCGTAGGCGAGGCCTCCGCCAGAGGGGATCTTGATCTTCAGGCAGGTGATGCCGCTTTCGGGGTCGAGGTCATCCATCTCATCCTGCAGCTCCGCCAGAAGCTCCGGGTCGATGCCCTCGTACCGGTTCATCAGCTGGAAGTTGTCAGCGACCGCCAGGGCGGTTTCATTCTTTTTCGTGGCCATGCTTATTCATCCTCCGTTTCAGTGTTGTCAGTGGGGTCTGCGTCCTGGAACTGGGCGGCGCTGGCCCATTCCTCCATGGGGGTCACTTCCTCGCTCCGGGCGGTGTTCTCCGCCTCGTAGAGATCCCGCAGGGTACGGCGCATCTCCGCTGCCGCCTCGATCATGGTGGCCGCTGCCTCCAGGGTGCTGTTGCAAATGCTGGAGACGGCCTCGATGGCGGGGTAGTTGGCGTCGGGGAGCGTCCCCAGCAGGATGGACGTGTCCCCGTCGATGGCCTTGACGGCCTTTTTGATTTTGGCCAGCCGCTCTGCCGCAATGCCGAAGGCCTCGTGGCGGTTTCGGACGGCGGTGGGGGCCTCCCCGCAGGCGGTGATCATCTCCCCGGCGGTCTTGACGGTGTCCTCCGTCAGCTGGGCGATGGCCTTATCGAGCTGCCTCCGGGTGTCCAGCTCCAGCTGCTCATATTCTTCTCTCATCTCTGCATCCTCCTGGCCTCTTTCCGACGGGCCACGTCATTGTAATCGTAGGTCTTGATGACAGCCTCCAGGGCCTCCGAAAGCTCCCCGTGTTCCTCCACGTAGGCGCTCATGGTGGATTGGAGCGTCCTGGCGTTGACCGTCTCCACGATGATGTCGCCGAGACCTTCTTCCCGCAGGGTGCTGAAGAAGTCGGCTCCGGTCTCTGCCATTTCCGCCTCCGACCGCTTGCTGTAGGCGGTCTTGCTCTGGAGGGTGAAGGTGTAGCCGCCGGTGGAGATCCGGGGGCAGTCATCGTCGATCATCTGCTGGGTGATCTCCAGCTTTGCCGCCTCGATGGCGGCGGTGTTTTCTTTGGTCAAGGTGGCCAGCTCATCCTTTCGCTCCAGGAGGGCCTGGTATTCCTTGACCATGTCGAGCAGGGTTCTCATTGCCGTTCATTCCTTTCGCTGAATTCTGAAGCCCTGGTGGGCCGTCAGTCTGGTGTGCGGAGCCGGTGCTTACCGCCTGCGCTCCATGGGCTGCTCCATCATCTTCAGGCGCTGGCACTTGCCTTTGGAATAGGCCATGCACCGCGATCCGGCGCAGACCTCGAAGCGTTCATGCATGGTCTGTTTTCCTGTGAAGCCGTTAGTCTCCCGGTCAATCGTTTTCTTGAACGGGCACAGTTTCCGTTCCTCCATGGGTGATTCCCTCCCTTTCGTAGTTATCCTTCATGTGGCTGTTCCGGCGGCAGCAGGAGCACTTCTGGTGCCGTGCCTCTTTCCCGCCTGGTCGCCATCGGCACCCGGCGCATCCGCTGCCGCTTACTTCCTGCGGAGCACCAGCCGCTGGAGGCCGTCCGGGCCGGTCTCCAGGCCAATGGCCCGGATCGCCCAGGCCCTGGCCCGTGCTTCCTCCGGGTGCCACCCGCAGTGGGCGCAGGCCGACGGGTCTGGGCACTTTCCGTTCCGATCTCCGGGGTGGATGCCCAGGGTGCAGGTGGTCGGGGCCTTTTTTTCTTTTGGCATTGTTCATCCCCCCTCGTTGAATAGCTGCCTCCAATCGTCGACCACAGTTTTGGCGAGATCCTCTTTTTTCTGCAGGGCCTGGAGTACGGTTTCGTCGATGGTCTTCTCCGCCAGCAGGTGGATGTAGGTGCATGGGTGGTGCTGGCCGATGCGGTGTATCCGGCTCAAGCTCTGGCTGTAGGTGGCGAAGTTGAAGTTGACGCTGTAAAAAATGCAGGTGTCTGCCGCTGTCAGGGTGATGCCGGTACCGGCGGTGTCGATCTGGCCGATGAAGACCATGGTCTTTGGGTCAGTCTGGAACTGCTGGACGATGTCTCCGCGATCCTCTTTTTTGATGTCGCCGTAGATAGCCACGGCTTTCATTCCGGCGGAGCGAAGCGTCTTTTCGCACAGGGCCTCGATCTCGTGAATCTCCGGGATGAACCGGGCGAAGATCACCAGCTTCTTTTTGCCCTCGACCACGTAGTCTTGGAGGATGTCCTCCAGGGCGTCCAGCTTCCCCCGACTGACCAGTTTCGGCTGGATGGCGTCATCCTCCACCAGGAAGCCGCCGGTGAACTGCTGCAGGCGCAGGAGCTTCGTCAGAACTGTGGTGGCGGTGATGGTGCCGCCGTCTGCCAGCTCCGCATAGCTGTCCCGCCGGAGCCGGTCGTAAAGGTTGCGCTCCGAGCGGCTCAGTGTGATGTAGCGGTTCTCGAAGGTCTGCTCCGGCAAGTCGAGGGCTTCCTCTTTGGTCACGCGGTAGGCGATGCTGTGTTCCTTTCGGATGAGAGTGTCCAGGTCACGGTACCGGACGATCTGCTTGCGGTTGAAGCCGCCCATCTCGCAGTAGCGGCTGCGGAAAGCGTAGAAGTTTGTCCCGAAGATGGTAGGATCTAAAAACCGGTATTGGCTCCAGAGGTCTACGGCTTCGTTCTGTACCGGGGTGCCGGAGAGGATGAGCTTGTACCGGGCTTTGTCCCCCAACTGGTGCATGGCCTTGCTCTGGGCTGCGTCGTGGGATTTGATGCGCTGGCTCTCATCGGCGATGACCAGGTCTGCGTCGAAGTCCAGGAGGGCGTCGAAGATTTCCTCTCTCCAGGTGCTCTCGTAGTTGATCACCGCCACCTTCAGGTGTGGGTAGGGGAACCGCTCAAGGTCTGCCAGGGCCTTGAGGCGCTGCTGCTTCGTGCCCAGCAGGGTGCGGATGGTGTAGGGGAAGGCTGCGTAGTCCTGGAACTCTTTGGGCCAGACGGCGACCACCGAGGTGGGGGCGACGATCAGCACCCTGCTGATCCGCTTCTGCTGGTATCCGGCTCCGGCCACGGCGATGGCCGTCAGGGTCTTGCCGCAGCCCATCTCAAAGAGGAAGCCGAAGCCTTTATTCACGGGTGTCGTGGGGATCACCTTCTATCTTTCGCCCCGGCGCTTTCACGCCGGGGGATTGCTTGATTTTGGATTAGAGATCAAAGCCAGGCGCGAAGCCATACGAACTGTAGGCGATGCTGATGCCCGCGCTCCCGCCTGTGCTCACATCGCAGAAGCCCGTCGCGGAGGTCGCATAGACCGAGCGCAGCCACCACCACCATGTTCCCTTGCCGGGGCACTCCTTTACTCGGTCTCGCTCCTTCAGGAAGATGGGAAGCTGGAAGCTGTCAGGCTCATCCGGCCACCACTTGTCCTCCGGCGCACCGAAGAGATCCGTTGCCGAAGGGAGCCAGAGCGGGTCTTCGTACTCCTTCATCTCTCCGTCTATGGTCTCCACGATTCTGCGGGGCCGGATGAGGTCTCGCAGTTCCTGGGGCAGATGGGGGTAGATGTCTTCCAGGACGTGTCTGCGGCCCTTGCTTCCGAAGTAGCCGGTCTTGTTGGTATCAGCGTCGTTCATCTCGCATTCGTCGTAGCAATCTTTGAAAATAAAACGGGCCATTTCGCTGTTAACGAATCCGCAGGTCACGGTGACGGTCTTCCCGGTATCCAGGCGAATGTCCAGCTCATCGTGGGGCCGGAGCAGTTCCGGGCCTTCTCCGCTCTGGATCGCCGTCTTCAGGGCCGCCAGATCGATGGTCGCATCCCGGATTGTGCGGACTGGCGTTGCGTCCACTCTCTGGCAGTGCTCTCTGATGAAGTCATCCAGGCTAAGGCTTTCAACTCCGGTCTTCGTAGCGACAGTGTGTTCTGCGATAGCTCCGGCGCTCTCGCCCCAGCCGGGGAGATGAAGGAGGAGGTCTGCGCTGTCCAGCATGGCGAGGCAGATCCTCATGTAGTCGCGCTGCTCCATGCCGATGGGCAGGGTGGCCGGGTTCAGCGGCAGGTGGCCTGCCTCGCTGACGATCCGGGCGGCGTCAGCGAACTCCGCCTTGTAGGTCTCCATCCTTGATGAGATGGGGCCGGACAGGAAAACTTTCAAGGGCTTTCTCATGGTGTTCATTCCTTTCGTCTATGCTCCTTCAGCCGGTCAGGCTGTTAAGGGTCTGAATGGGTGCCCCCCCCCGCCTCCAGAGGAGGCCTCTGCCCACCAGAGGGTGGGGTCAAGGTCGAAGTCGACGTGTGGCGGGATGTCGAAGTACCGGCCTGTGAAGGGGTCATTGTAGCGGATACCCATTTCATCCAGTTCCCGCATGGCCCGTCTCATGGTGGCCCAGATGCTGCGGGTGTCATCCCAGGCGTAAATGAAGCCGTCCGGGGCGATGACCGATTTCTTCGTCTTGTGGTTGCAGTAGAGCTGGATCGTGCCTCGGTTGATGGTGGTGTCCAGGGCGGCTTGCCGTGCGCTGGGGTAGGCGTCCACCACCTCCAGAGTCAGGTCAATTTTCACCACGGGGAGCTTTTTGCAGTAGGGCTTTCGGTTCCTCGCCGCCATTGCCGCCCGCGCTCGCTCCCGCTGCTCTGCCCTTGTGCTCACCACCATGTTGGAGAGGCTGACGTCTGCCGGATTGCCATTCTTCAGGAGGATGATGTAATCGGGCGGCAGGTTCTTCATCCAGGTCTCCGCCATCAGGCGAGTCATGGTGTGGGTGCGCTGCGTCTTGGCGTCGACCTTGAGGGCGACCACCAGGTATGGGCCGTGGCTGGTGTTCCGAAGGCGGGGGTGCAGTTCTCTCGGTTCCTCCAGGCGGTTGCCAGGGCCGTATGCCCTGTAGGATCGCACCCGGCCCTCTGTGCTGATCTGATACCAGCCGTCATATCCGGGGATGTCCCGCCAACGCTCCACCCGGCCCATCAGCGCCACCCGATCTTCTTTCCGCAGCGGTGGCAGTGGGAGTGGTTGATTTGGACGCGGCTGTTGCAGGCAGGACAATGCCAGACGCCGTCTTTGTGGGTTGGCTTCCCTGTGGCCTCGTACTTCCGGTGGAGGGTCTGGTACTGCTTCGCCAGGGAATTGTAGTCCTGCAGGAAGTCCAGGGTGGTCTCCAGGTCGGTGCAGCCCTCCCCGCTCAGGGCGGCGAGGATGCGGATGGCCGTCTCGCAGGCGGTGACGTCGGCCTTCCAGATTTCGCTCTCTGGGTCGCTCTTGGCAAACTCCGCGCTGCTTGCCCGAAGGCTCCCCAGCTGGTTGATGATGTCGTTGATGGTCATGGCTTCGCTCATGGTTCATTCCTCCGTTCGATTGCGTCGGGGCTGGCCCATCCAAAGGCGACCAGGCACATATTGGCTCCCCGCACCTGGTGGTCGTAGAGGGACATCTTCACGGGGTAATCTGTGAGGGGCTTCGGGTGGGGGTTCACCCGCTCACTGTCGATGGCCTCCTGGACGCGGTGGAGCTGCGACCGGCGCTGGGCGATGGCCGGGGGCAGTTGGACGATGCTGGCCAGCTTGTCCAGCAGTTCCATGTCTGCGGTTCCGGTGAGCAGCTGCGTTTTCCTGTCCCACCGCATTTTGTTCCAGCTCTTGATGACCGCGAATTGGACGTTGTCTGCCCCTTTGATTAGAAGGGTGGTACCCTGAAGGGCGATCTTCATGCCTGCGCCGCCTCCATTTCCTGTGCGTAGTCCCCGTAGGCAGTGAGGGCAGCTCTGCTGTACCCGCTGGAGGTCGTTCCGCTGTCGATGGCGGCTCTGGCGTTCCCAGGCCCCATGTTGTAGGCCATGTAGAGGCTGTGGTCGGTGATCCAGCCGAAGCCGTAGCCCTCCGAAAGCTCCCGGATGTAGTCCAAGGCGACGGCGGCGCACTGTACCGGGTCTGTCAGGTCGGTGACGCCGAGGGCCTCCATGCGGCCCGTGTGCCAGCGGGTGTTGACCTGCATCATGCCAATGCTCACGCCGTTGTCGCCCACCGCATCAGTGTCAAACCTGCTCTCCACCCAGGCGATGGCCATGATGGCACAGAAGGTGTCCTGGTCTCCGCCGCAAAGCTCAAGTATTGTGGCCTGGGTCTCTGCGTCCAGTGGGACGCTCTCCAGGAGTTTCGCGGTGGGCGTGGTCTCCGGGGTCGGATCCGGCGTGGCGGTTGGGCCTATGTAGCTGTTCGTGGCCGAGGTGTAAATCTCTGGGGATGGCAGGGGAGCCGAAAGCGCAGGCGTCCGGCTCCCCTGGGTGGCCGCACTCGTGACCGCCATGCCGATGGCGAAAACGGCCACCGCTCCAACGGCAGCTGCCTGTGCGATCCGCCTGTGGCGCTGACGCTTCCGACGAGCCGCCCTCCGTTCAGAGATGCGCCGTCGAGCCGCCTGGGCTGCTTCGAGTGCTTCCTGTTCAATTTCCTGTTCGATGAATTCCCAGTCCATGCCGGTTCCTCGCTTTCTCTCCCGCATTCATTCTTTTGGTACCCGTACCCAGGTGCCGGTGGATTTGTCGCAGACAATCAGGCCGGTCTCTGTCTCCATCACCAGGAGGTAGCTGCCGGGGTGGAGTCCCTTGCTGCTCAGCAGAATCTTCTGCTTCCGGGTCAGGCGCTTCAGTTGCTTCATAGGTCGCCTCCCATCTCGACGATGATGACTCGCTGGCACTTTCCGTCCAGCCGGATCACCTTTGTCCGCCTGCTGTTTTTGTCGGCCCGGATGGCCCCGGCCTTTTCCAGCGCCCTCATGGCGATGCGCCTGCCGACTCCGATTTCCTCGAAGCTCTGGTAGGCATCTTCCTTGCAAATGGCGGCGCTGCCGTCCCAGCTCCGAAGGGGGGTGTTCTCCGCCATGTCCTGGACAATCCTGCTCAATTCCTCGATTTGGCTGTCCTGCAGCTGCTGCCGCACTGCTGTCCGGCGTAGCTTCCGCTCCTGGCCATCCAGGCGGCTTTCGATCCCCTCAAAGCGGCCCTCCATGCCCTGAAAGCCCTTTGTGACGGTATCGGTTAGCTGGGCGATGGCCTGGAGGATCATCTGCTCGTTATCCATGCATCCGGCCCCCTCTGGCGTCTTGGGTCAGCCACCAGGTGGGGTTGTTCCGCTTATCCTGGTGTGGGCACCCGTCGGCGTCGCAATCCTCCCGCTCGCAGGATGAGCAGAAGGTCTGGCTGAAGCATTCGTCCCATGGGCTGTTGGCTACGGGGAGGGAGGCCAGGAAATTCCCTAGCGCCTCCGGCGAAGCCGTGAGGACTTCGTAGTTGCTGCTCATGCTGTTCACTCCTTCCTGGGCTTTAGGCTTTCTTCCGGCGCTCCCTGCGGTTGCCCCGCCGTCTCAGATTCTCCTGGTACACGGCCTGCCCACGGGCGGCATCGTACTGGGGGCGGGAATTGCGATCCAGCTTCCCGGTCTTGCCTCGCTCCAGCTCCGTGTAAATGGTGCCGGTGGCAAAGCCCAGCCGGGTGGCAATCGAGGCGGCGCTCTCTCCTTCAGCCCATCGCTTTGCGATCTCTTTTCGGTCGTTTAGTGTCAGTCCCATGGTTTTTCGCCTCCTTTCGCGCCGAAAAGTGCAAAAAAATAAAGGTTAGACAGGCTTGAAACCTTGTCTAACCTAATTATGAGGGCTGCACGGCGTCAGGGCGTGAGAAAAAGGACTTGAATTTCGCTCCGACCTCCTGTATAATAAACCAGTATCCACCGGCCAGTGTGATGGAATTGGTAGACGTGACGGACTCAAAATCCGTTGGTGGCGACACCGTGTGGGTTCGAGTCCCACCACTGGCACCAGTTGAAAATACTCAGGTTTTTCATGAATTGAAAACCTGAGTATTTTCTTTTTGAAGCCCGGTTCTCTCCCCGAGTTCTCTCCTCCGGCTTAAATCGCGGCTGAGATGCCAGGGGTGATGCTGACTGTCTGGTTCATTTTCGTTGCAGGCTGTTTCTTGGAATCCGTGTCCAGGTGCGCGTAGATATTGGCGGTTGTAGCGTAGCTGCAGTGTCCCAGCCAATCCTGAATATCCTTCACCGCGACTCCGTTTTTCAGAAGCAGGGATGCGCACGTATATCTGAAATCGTGGAAACGAATCGGACGAAGGCCGTGCTGCTTCAGGACCCGTTTGAAATGGTCGGACACAAAATTAGGCTTATATGGGATACCCAGCTCGTTGACATAGATGTACTCCGACTCCGTGTAGCAGTTTCCGCAGAACTCTTTACAAGCGGCTTTCCGTTCCTGCATCCGCAACAGAAGTTCCCGGTACTGGGGAACCGGCGGCATCGTTCTGCAGCTGGATTTGTTTTTCATCCGGTTCTTGCCATCGGAACGATACTGGACCACAGTATGGTCGACCGTGAGAGTATTTCCCTCAAAGTCGATTGCGCTCCACCGCGGTCCCATAACCCCACTTCTACGCAGGCCGTAGAACGCAGCCATCAGGACCGGAAATTCTACCGGATCTCCTTACATAAAATGTCCATCAAAAATGACCAAATAAATAAAATGGTTGTCTTAATGCATGTGTATTCGCTCCATACGGAGCCGGCCTGCAAAAGTAAGTATGCGCTCGTGTTACATTTTTGTTTCTCCCAAAAGGGAAAACCGTTCACATCTTCAAATGGATCATTTGATAGAAAAGTCACACGGGTGTGGAGGAATTCGTATGCCTAAGATATTTTCAGATTGAGCATTTTCCCTTTTCTCAAAAAGAGCAGGCCCATAACCCCCATGTAGCCCTCCTTGAGCACCATGAGACCAAACAGGACCCATATCTGGGGATAGCGGAAGGCCAGACAAAGAGCCAATGCACCGTGTGTCAGTTTGTCCGCGATCGGGTCAAGCGCCTTGCCCAAATTTGTGAACATGTTGAACTTTCTTGCGATCATCCCATCAAACAGATCCGTGAGACTGGAGAGGAGGACAACACCTGCGGCCCAATGGTACGCTTCTTTTGCCAGATAGAGGTAACAGAATACCGGAATGAGGAGGAGCCGAAAATATCCCATCAGGTTCGGAATAGAGAATCTCTCTTTTGTGTTGAATGGCTTCAT